TAGAATTCATATCCACAAATTTGGGATCTTGATAGATTCTAAGAATGAACTCCTTTGCGTGAAGAAGACCCAGGTCCATGTAGATGGCACCGATGAGGGCTTCAAAAACATCTTCCAAAATCTTGGGGTTGTTATTCCAGTTGTTCCTCATCCCCTTTTCGTCCATGATGACGAGAGGGTTTAGACCTAATGCATCTGCAATTTTAGCTAGGGTTTCACCACGTACCAGCTTTGTACGAGCTTTAGTGAGGAACCCCTCTTGACGACTTTCATAACGATCAAACAAAAACTTAGTGATGACAAACCCTAAAACGGAGTCACCAATAAATTCGAGCGTTTCAAACGATTCTGTAAATTGTTCATACTCTTTTAGAGCGGATTTATGCGTAAAAGCTCTTTGGTACAAGGACAGGTTCTTAATCTTTGTAGCAATGAGCGACTCGGCCTTCTCCTTGGTTAGGAAAGTGACCATCTTTGTTATGTTATATGTGTGTTATTTTTTTAAGCCTCCTTCTTGATGTAATGAGGAGAGAGGTACTTCTGGAGGTTAAGGTAAGTAACCACAACTTCGGCGGGGGGTGCGAGGAGTTCGCGGAGCTTGCCGTCGAGGACAATCTGGCGACCGTTCTCGGGGTGCTTGAGACCCTGTTCAGCGATGTACTTGGTGATAAACTTAGTCACCTCTGAGCGGGAGATGAGTTCTTCGGCTGGAAGACCGAGGAATTCGCGCAACTTAGGTGTAACATCCTGCTTGCGGTTGAAACCGTTGTTGGCAGCGCGAGCCTTAGCCTTCTCACCATCGGGATCCTCCTGCGTGTTCTTGACCTTGCGGACAAGCTTAGCCAGGTTCTTGATATCGTTGCGGAGGGCGGTGATCTCGGTTTGGATGGTTTCGAAAGACATTATATCTTTCTTACCCGTCCAATCTTTAAGTCTATGTATAACAGAACAAGAAGTACGACAATTGTTAATAGTATAAAGGTGTTTGCTACTTTGGGTGTGATAATCATACCTCGCTCAGGTCTATCTATAAAACGGAACGGTTGTCTTGTACCATTTTCAGGACATCCCCCAGCACAACATTCATCAGAACATGGTAGAACATTTTGACCTTTTCTAACCCCACAGAATTGTTTGATGTCACCTTTATATGCATAGCATCTGCAATTCTCAATCACGTTGCAGACCATTTATTATATCACAATATATTAATGGATGACCAGATTTATTCAAAGTCAGTGATTGACAAATTCATTCAAGAAAATTTATTTTTCAAAGATGAAAAATTGAAAAAGTATTTCGACAGGAACGCTCAAAGAGATCTTGGGAAGTTTCGTTCGCGTGTTCACAGCACTCATAAATCTAAAGATTTTGAAAAAGTTGTATATATTATCATAACAGACTCACTCAGAGATATCATCATAGAGACTATCGGTGAAATATCAGAGTATATGAAGAAGATGGGTGATATCATTGTGAGTGGGGGGGAAGCCTTCAATTTATACGTGGATTTCAAAGATAGAATAGTGACCCCTGATATAGATGCAAAGTTTGTTCCTAGGATGCCTGTAAACCCAGAATACTTTGGAAAACTTCAAGCAACTAAATTGTTACTATGGAACAAATTGGGAGAGATATCTAAACGCCTGAATACACGAGTAAAGACGCGACTTATGAACATGAAAAAGAAACACCCTAAACTTTTCAAATTTTTAGGTATCAGTTTTAAACCATCTGGGTCAATCGTATCTCGTCGGTACACTCTCATCAAAAAGAAAAAGTCTATGTTGGGAAATAAACCCAGTAAAGGTGATGTCTTCATCGATGTAGAACTGTTTGCACTCGATACAAATTTACGCTTCTTTTCTCCAAAGAGTGGTAAAATTGAGGATATTACACTTGGTGGTCTACTTGACATTCCATTCATGCGACCAAAAGAATTTGGGTATGAAGTAGTTCTCTCTAGACGTAAAGGTATAACTTACAGAAACCTAGATACAGGTAAATTAATCACAAATAACAAGGTTTATGTAGCAAGTAAAGAATTTCTGATTGGAGATATTTATATGATGAGTAAACTCAACCTCCGCCCCGAAAAGAAACAAAGAGATCGACTTCGCCTCGTAAAACTCGGACAGTTGTTTGATAAGAAAGTCGGGAATACCGATTCCATCGAAGATGTTTTCAGACGTGTGAAGTCTAAAATTGTTAGAAAAATACCAGCCACCAAGAAGGATGGTCGCGTTTCAATGAACCAGGCAAAGCGTGTAGACCCATACAAATACAACAAATTTACAACGAAACCCTCAGAAGACAAGTTATCTAAACAACTCGTTCAGGGGTTAAAACCAGTTGTTAAAAACATAAAAGTAAACGGATACACCAACTCTTCAGGTAATAAGCGTTTTAACCTGAAAACATTGAAGTGGGTGAATGTCACGAACAATTCTTACGTGAAGAACGAGTATAAACTCAGGGCGGCCAACGCGAAGAGTTTACCAAAGAACTTCAATGTCTCAAAGACTTTGTATGGTTACAAACCCAGGAGAAATCACTGGGTATCGAAAGAATTACTGAACAAGTCTGCAGCTATACCATTTGTTGGTTTAAAGAAATGAAACACAATACATACATAAATGATCTACACTGCCCCAGCCAAAGGTGAAGATGGTCTCTACTTTGTGAAGGTACTCAATGATGACAAACGCAAATGTTTCGTTCAGCTCAACAAGGTCAGGGTTGAAAATGTTTCAGAGGATATTGTCATCGATCTCGTATCAGATGTAAACATTCAGAAGATCGACACCATCGATACACTTAACCTCGAGGCTGCCCATGAGAACTGTGCGGAGTGGTTTGGCAAGACACTCAGTGAGAATGTCGTCAAGGGTGCCTACACCCTCAGTGTAGGTAGTGGTCAGATCACAGGCGATCGTCTCGAGAACACCAAGGTGTTCAATACCAGACAAGAGTCGATTGATTTCGACAACATCCAGACCAACAAGACGTGTGATGTGATCCTCGAATTTGCTGGACTTTGGTTTGCCAAGAAGGCTTTCGGATCTTCTTGGAATGTTGTCCAGGTCAGAGTCCACGATGATCCAATTATTGACACTTACCCAGACGAATATGCATTTGTCGATGAGGTTGAAGAATAAAAAAATTTGTTAACAGTATATAAAAGATTATGAAGGGTCGTAACCAGAACATCCTGATGTTGGTCGCCGTAGCTGCTCTGATCTTCCTCCTTTTCAACATGAACTCTAAATCTGACTACTCCATCAACGAGCGTGAGTATTCGATGTTCGCCCCCACTGCTGGACCCGCCGCTGGACCATCCGCCGCGGGTAATACTGTGTGCGGTGGTATGAATCGTGGCACCGGTCTCGCCTCATCCCTCCTCCCCCGGGAGGTTGCCTCAGCTGAGGACTTCGGTCAGTTTGCCCCAGAGGATATCCTCAAGGGTCAAAACTTCCTCGAGCCTCGTGCTCAGGTTGGTTTCCCTGAGACCGTTGGTGGTGCGCTCCGTAACGCGAACCAACAGATTCGCAAGGACCCCCCAACCCCAAGGATCCCTTCGTGTGGAACAACTCCACTATCGTTCCTGATCTGATGCAGCGTGGTCTCTGCGCTTAAAGATTAGGTACTCACATTTATTAATAAACATGACTACTGTTTCACCTGACCTCTCCGAGAGTGTATCTAAACTCGTAGAGCTCACCAAACAACTCACTGAAGCTAAATCGGATATAAAGATTTTGAATCAGGAAGAAAAGCGCCTTAAGGAGAATGTAAAGAAACATATGATTTCTCAGGGTATTGACACCATTAATCTCAGGAAAGGGAAAATTAGCATCCGTAAATCATTCAGGAAGTCTGGTATGAGTAAGGATGCCATCAAAGAAGGTCTTCTGAAATTCTTCAGTGGAGACGAAGTTAAGGTCGAAGGAGCCCTAAATGCCATTCAAGATGGACTTAAAACAAGAGAATCGACTTCACTGTCGTTAACAGGTATAAAAGAAAAACCCGAGAAAGAAGATAAGTAACTAACCATGGTTTGGAGCCAGTACGTGTACGAAGCGAATACTGGCTTTGACGCCGATGCAAGTGACGACGATGAATATAATGATAACACTCCTCTGAATATCGAAGACTGGGAAGTCGAATACTCAGATGAATTGCAGATGATGTGGAATACCATCAGGACACTCCTCTATGATGCCCAAATTGAACATTCGGGAAAGTTTTGCGACTTTGTAGAGTTTTGTTACACCGATCATAACTCACATACTGAACGCGTACATACCGATCATGATGAGGTACTCGATTACATTTGGAAACATATCAGGCGAATCGTAAATAATAACAGACTTCATGAAGAAATGATGCGGGGTGCATCCTATCACCATTTCACAGATTTCGTGGAAAATTATATGTACTTATATTAAATGTTACCCGATATCACTTCCCAGAAAGTTGCCATCCCCGCCGCCCTTTTTTTGGCGCTCAGCCCAGGTGTTCTTCTGACCACCGACGGCTCCAAAGTTTCTTTCAGAAACGGCAAGACCAACCAGATGGCTGTGTTCTTCCACGCGCTCGTGTTCTTCCTCGTGTACAGTCTCATCGCCAAGGCCATGGGTATCGTGCTCACCAAGACCGACCTTCTCGTGTCCACTGCACTCTTCCTCGCGCTCAGCCCCGGTCTGTTGCTCACTCTCCCCCCAGGGTCGGGTGGTGTGGTTCGCTCTGGTCAGACCAGTATCGAGGCGTCTCTGACACACGCGATCGTCTTCGCGGTAGTCTTTGCGCTTTTGCGTCGCCAATTTCCTCAGTTCTATTAAGTAAGAAGATGAAGTATCTCATTCTCGGTCCAGCTTCAATGGGTATATTCACTCTCATTGGCTCTTTAAAGGCACTGGAATCAGATCTGGCTGATGTGAAAGAAATTTCAGGGTCATCAGCTGGTGCGATCTTAGCTCTATTTTTGGCACTGGGAATGTCCATCGACGAAATTCTAGACACCTCATTGTCTCTAGATATCCCCAGTTTTGTTAAAATACGCATAGGCTCATTTTTTAACAAATTTGGTTTTGTTGATATGGGTCCAATTCGTAAAAAATTGGTGGAAATATGTGGACGCGATCCAACATTTAGTCAGTTAGATATGAAAATATATGTATCAGCATTTTGTATGAATACATCTGAGACGGTCTATTTCTCACGGGACACACACCCACATATGAAGGTGATAGATGCAGTGTGTATGAGTATGGCGGTTCCATTCATATTCGCATGTGGGACACATGATGGAATGACTTATATAGATGGTGGTATGAAGGAAGAATATCCATTGACCCCATTCTTTGATAAAAAACCACATGAGATCACATGCATGAAAATTAGTATGGATCGCATTTATCAGGAAAGTGTTGACACACCTAGACAGTTTGTTGAGACACTCGTACGTTCAGCGTTGTCAAATCGTACACTCTACCAAACACCTATCAAAATTATAGATATCAATGTCGGAAACACAAATGTTTTCGATTTTAACATAAGTTATGAAGAAAAATTACAGTTATTCAACTTGGGTTATACTTTTTTGTCAGCCTAATATAAATGGATGTGGATACATTCAAGGTAAGGCTGACCGCACTTCCTTACCTGACAAGAACCGATGTAGCTTCTTATCAGCAAAGGTCCACATATAAAGGTGTGAATCTCAATCAACTTCTGCGGAAAGCCCAGCAGATGGATGCGCGGCGGAAAAGTTTAAAAATTCAAGAGAAGGTTCGAGACTTTAAAGATCGAGTGAAAAATTTATCGATACCAAGAGATGTATATGCTCGTCTCATATCAACAATTACACTTGAAACTAACATTTCTTCATTGAGGCAACAGGCTGAAAAAATCATCGAAAAACAAAACGACCAAGAAGATGATCGTTTTAAATTTACATTTTTTGATAGCATCAGGAAATTAAATTTAAATAAAACAACAGTTAATTCTCTCGTAAAGCGTTTAGATCGCGGTGAAGATCCTACTGTATTGACTCAAGAAGCATATAAGTTGCAACAAGAACAGAAATTGAAAAATATTTCAGATGAACGCACATTTCTAAAAAATGCGTTGAATCGTATAGGTATCGATCAACCCAATAGAAATAGTATCCTGATTAGATTCCAGCCAGATAAACAGGTGATCGCACAACTCATCGAAGAAGCGAAGCAAATAAAGGCGCAACGTAACAGAGAAAATGTTGAATCAGAAAAGAGAAAACTTGTTAAATTGTCTACTACTCTCGGTATCAATGGAAAAATCTTAAATCAGATCAAAGATGTGAATACGAAGAGTAATGCAATGGCTTTGAAAAATATAATCAACAATACTGGTCAAACTGTGAAAAATACACAGGTTACGACTCGTAAATTAAACCTCATTTCATTAGCGAAAAATATTGGTATATATTCTCAATTCGCTGGGCCAATCACAAACATCAAAACAATAAAAGATGCAAATGTGGTACAAGTTACTATTAGAGAAGCTGCGAAAAAGAAACTTCTAGAAAATGCTTTGAATGTTGGTGATTTTACGAGTAGGATAGCATCTATAAAGAATGTTACTCAACTTTTACCGATGAAAAAACTCATCGAACAGACTAAATTCGAGAAGAATGTTGCAAAGCGAAAAGCTGGAACAAACAAACTGGAAAATTCGAAAAAAACCTTCGCATCTGAGGTTCAACGTGCTCGTATTCCAAATGATAAGAAGAAACTCTTTGTAAATAGACTCAAGTTGAAAAATGTTAACATTCCCAAATTGAGAAGTGATCTGAGTACCCTTATAACGAATGAAAAAACAAAACAACAACAAAAAGATGTAAATGAGTTGAAAAAGTATACAACAACTTTCAATATTAATGCGTCTCCATTTATTCAGGAGTTTCAGTCTTCTAACATTTCACTCAACGCGATCAAGAAGAAAATTGACGATGTTGTGAAGGAGAAAAAGACCTTGAAACAGATGAAGAATGCATTGAATGGGAGAATTAAGAAAGCGTCGTTGAATGGGGGATTTACTGAAAAACTCAGTACTATCAAGACGAAAAATGATGCACTTTTACTTAATCGAGAGATTGATAAAGCGTATGAGAATAAACTCAAAACCAATAAAAAGGCACTTTCCAAGATAGCTATTGAATCTGGTCTGACGGCGATGAATGGTATTAGCTCTATCAAAAATATCAACACTTTGAAACAAGCAAATCAAGTACTCAAATTTCAAAGCAAGGTGAAACTTGATCAGATGGCGAGACGATTGGGTGTAAATGTTCCCATCACGAATGTGCAGACAAATAAGAATGTGAAAAATTTAAAAGTGAAAATTGCAAATGCATATAACACGAAACAAAAACAATTAAAAAACGAATTCAATCGTATAAGAAGATTGAAACGTGCGAATCTAGAAGTCTTCTTGAACAAGTACAGCCAAATTCTGACACAAGATGAACGAAAGAAGTTTTTAGAATATTTCGACAAAGGTGCTAATCTGAAAGTACTTAAGACTAACATTAATAGGTACGCGACGCAAAAGAAAAGGACACTCATAAACTCTAAGGTGTATACGATCCGAACCTTTCTGAACGCATTGGGTATGAATCCTAGAGATCAAGATTATTTTGTGACACGTGCTGTTGCAGGTCAAAATATGAACACAGTCAAGAAAGATAGTAAACTATTCATGGTACAGCTTCTCGATGACCTTAGACGCAGTAATGCAGATAAAATGTTAGCGTTTTTAAAAGATCTCGAAATCAAACCACAAAATGTAGACCGACTCATGAAAAAGTTTGCAACAACATACATTGATATGAATACCCTCGAGAAGGAGTCTAAAAAAATAGAAAATATGAGGAATCATGGGAATTGGGTAGAATCCAATGATGAATTTTTAAATTTTGTTGACGAATTACCACTCGACCCAGATGACAGCGTTAAAATTAAATCAAGTTTCGATAGTGATTTGGTGAACTTTAACACAATCGTAAATACAACTATTAAGACATCACTCAACACACAAAACGAAAAGACAAATGCTATTCGACGCGAACTCATGGCATACATCGATAACCACGAACTTAACACGTATAACAAGCGAAAACTCATGAAAAAATTGAATTCCAACAATTCCAATAACTCAAAAAATCGTTACACAATAATGAAAACTCGTATGCTTAATGTCAAAAAGGAAGCTAACCAGATTAAGAGGTCTACATTGAATAAAGAGGATATGAAAAAGCGTAAAGAGCTAATTAATTATTTGAATACCTTCAAATATCTCACAAATCAAGAAAAAATGTTTCTATTACAAAAAAATAAATCTGAAATTGAAAAGTATGCTATTCGCCGTAAACGAGCACTTCGATTTAAGCTGCGCCGTTACATTGTCGAAAAATTGGGTCTGACCATGGATGACCCTGAAATCGTTAAAATATTCGAAAACTTTGACACTACACCCGAGAAATTTAATGAATACGCAAAAAAAGCGACTGAACTCAAACAATTGAGAAATCAAAAGAACCGTCTCAGGGGTAAAACACGAAATGATAAAGTATTACAAGATATAGATGAAATCAAAAACCTTATCGATGTAACCAAAATTAATCGTGAAATCGATGCTACTTTTATGATCAAGATGAAGAAGCAGTTGGCAGATCTAGTACTAGACTCTAACATGAAAATTAAATTGAACTTATCTAGGATTCAAAATCCACAACAGATTAATATGATTATCATTAATATCAAAAAGGCTTATCAAACCAAGAGATATGGGGAACTCCAACAATTAAAAAGACTGGTGGTAGGTATTACCCCACAAAATCAAAATGATGTTTTACAAAAGTTTGTCACGACAGATATAACACTCAAAGCATCTATGAAGAAAGTTTCGGAAATCAAAGTGAAGATGATGGAAGATAAACATAAAATGGATCGCGACCTTTTACACACATTCATGAAAAAGGAACTTTCATTGTCACCGAAAGATATGAATGATTTACTTGCAGAATTCAATACACTCACAAATCTTCAACAAATGAAGTCGAAAGCGATGCAGGTGAAGAAGATGCGCATTGACGAACAGATTTTAGATAACCGAATAAAACTTGAAAAAAGTATTAATAGTATGAACCTTTCAAATGTAGATAAGAAATCAGTCCTTGCGATGTATGACAAAAAACCTAGTAGTGTTATGCTATACGAAACGAGTGCCAAACAATTGAGTGCGGCTCGTAAAAAGGAACTGAGAAATAAAGAGACTGCAAATCTGACAAATCTAATGAAATCTCTTAAATTATCGGAATCAAATTCCAAACAAATCCTAAACAGTTTCACGAGAATATCAGATTATAAACTATCAAAAGCTAAGGGTGAAGCGATCAATCTTCGCAAAAAACGAAACAATGAAAAATTATTGAACGCTCTCAAACCACTTTCATTACCCGAAAACACCCGAAAGCAATTACTCGCTGATACAGACAATGTAAATGTAGTCATAAATAAAGCTAAATCTTTGAACACAAAACAAAGAACTCAAAATGCGACACAGAACCAGCTCAGGATATATATTGCCTCCAAGAATCTTGGAGATAAGGCTAAAAACCTTCTTAACCAGGTCAATACCATGTCAACACAAAATGACGTGAAATATATCCGAGAAAAGGCGGATCAATTGAAGAGTAAATTAGATGCTACCAAAATCGGTAAAAAACGAGAAGAACTTTCCCAATACATGAATACAATCAAATTAAATCTTACACAAAAAAAGAGTTTACTACAAAGTATCGGGGGTAATACGAGTGTAAATACAATCAAACGAAGTATTCAACAAGGATTGAATACCAAAAACAAAAAGGGGAATGCGTTTGTAGAACGACGAACTGAACTGAAACTCTACATCAACGCTCTCAACCTTCCAAATTCGGAAAAACAAAAACTATTGCGCACATCTGGTAATGCAAATACAATCAAAAAGCGTGCACAAATTAAACTGAAGCAGTTGAAACAAAAACGAAATGCACAACAGAAAAATGCACTCAAAACAAAATACGCGATCAATGTCAATAAAGCACAGAAAAATCGGAGTATACTCAGGAGTATTCAAATAGATAAAATGCGTGACACGAGAATCAAAGCGCGGGAACACTTGAAGTCTTTGAAACGAGTGGTGACCTTACAGGATAGACAACTCTTACAACAACTGAACTCTCGTCGTATCACATTACCGAGTTTCAAACAGATGACATCCAAGATATAAGAATAAAAAATTCACATGTTAATACTTTTTTGTTAGTTTAATATATATGATAGACACATGCGATCCAGATGCGGATGTGTCTACCCTCAGGAAGCTCATAAAGATGAACACCGGGCAAACTATTAAACTAACAAAGGAAGAAATCTGTGATGTCTACGAAGATATCAAACGCGGTAAGCTCCCATTACCACCACTGGTCATGAACTCGTCAAAGACGTATTTATTAGATAAAAAATCACCTTTGACACCCAAAGAGTATGAAGTACTCTTCAAGTCATCTTCGAAACGCACTGAACTCAGGAAAATTGCTAAGAAGGTTGGACTTATGGATGTAGAGAAGTTATCTAAATGTGACCTGGTTTCTGATATAGGTAAACGTTTAAGATATATGAACGTACATGAACCTGTTCAGTTTTCTAAAAAACGGACTTTGGTTAGGAAAATTAAACAGGAATCGTTGAACAACCTCGGAGCGAAGAACAATGGGGTGGTAACGAACAACCTCGGAGTGAAGAACAATGGGGTGGTAACGAACAACCTCGGAGCGAAGAACAATGGGGTGGTAACGAACAACCTCGGAGTGAGGAATAATGGGGTGGTAACGAACAACCTCGGAGCGAGGAACAATATGAACCGTTCGAATAATGGTGGATCCATGAATATACCAAAGGCGATTAAGTTCAATCGCCCAAATTTTACTCGCAATAATGTGTCAAATCAACCAAAAGGTAGCATTTCTTTTCCAAAGAGTGGAATTTTTATGAAGGGTAGTAAACCAAAGTTTATGGGAGGAAATATACCCGCTGCACCTCAGACGGTAAATAAAGGAGTCGGAAACAATCGAGTAAACAATAAGGTTGTACCCAACAAGAAGACTTCATTCTTTGGTGGTTTCTTTGGTAATTCTAAACCAAAAATAAAGAATGTGACAAGTGGAAAAACTATTAACCCTGAACCTCAGGTAACTAACGTACCTAGAAGATCCAACGTGCCTAACAAACCCAATGTGCCCAACGCACTTAATGTGAAACCAGTGGTTCCCAAACCCTCTATGTTTGGTGGTTCCAAGAAACCCAAGGTCATCAACAATAAGCCTAACAAGCCCAACGTACCTAACAATAAACAGAAATACACAAATCTTATGAAAGAGTTTGAGGTTGATAAACCTTACCTCAGCAAGTATCTTGTGGGTAAGAATATCAATTCACTCAATAAAAATACTCTCAGAGAAAAAATTACCAAAGATCGTGATCTCGCGAAGCTCATCGCGAATGCGAAGGGTAAAAATATGTTTGGTCGTGTTTCGAAACCCGTATTGAAGTATGTCAACAATTCCAATTATCAGAGACAATACAATAATGCTACACGTATGATTGAGGGAAAAGCAGAGAAAGCGAATAAACAAAAGATTGAGAAAAATTTACTTGCGATTCCAGATGTAGATAAAACGTATCTTCTTACATTCACAAATGGTAAGCCAATCGATACAATCAATAAACAGACTCTAATGAATAAGGTCACTAAAGATCGAAAAGTTCGAAATATGCTTGAACAGGGTAAACCTTCTAGGTTTGCGAGGCGTAAGGTTGTGTATATTAAACCAGAGAATTACAATTCGGAGTTAAATAAAGCTCAAAAAATTGTAGATGAAAAGTTTGCACCTAAAAATAAGCCAAATGGACCTAATGGACCTAATGGACCTAACGGACCTAACAAGCCAAATGGACCTAATGGACCAAACGTGCCTAACAAGCCAAATGGACCTAATGGACCAAACGTGCCTAACAAGCCCAATGTGCCCAACAACAAGATCGTCCCTAACAATAAAAAGAACGAGATCGTGCCCAACAATGTCAAACCTATTATGAATAACAATGTCGTACCCAACTTCAATGCTGCAGCTGTACTCAATGAACAGCTGAACATTAAGGGTAAGGAAATCAATAAGGCAAACACGAACAAGAAGATTCGCAATGGTGTGGAATTCAAAATCAAGCAGATTGAGGGTCTCACAAATGCTAATGTCACCGAATTCATGAATAAATGGAACACGACGAAGAACCCTTTTACCCGCAGGGGGATTTTCAACCAGGCTCGTAAAAGGGGTGAGGGTCGTCTCAAGGGTAAAAAGGTGAAAAATGAGAGAACCAAACCCAAAGAAGAGAACAACTTCAATGCTTCTGCTACGATTAACAATTTGAATATGGCACCCAAAAAGAACAGTCTTATGAAGAAGGCCAAAAAACGAGGTTGGTCGTTTCGCTGGTCGAATCGGTAAATGGGATCCTGCCATCAAGAATGCAAAGAATGACGCAACTCTCACAAACTTGGAAAAACAGATGAACAAAAAGATTGAACTTCGTAAAGAAATCCAGACCAGTAAGATTGGACCATTAAAAAGCGGGGTCATCTCGAAAAGGTCATGCAACTCAAGAATAACGTGGGTCAGAGGCGGAAGATTTTTGAAGAACAGTTGACAAACCTTTCAAAGAATGGTGAAAGAAACACCCTCAAAAAGTATATTCAGGGTCTGAATATTCCACGTGAAAACAAAAGTGGATACGTTAAGAGAATTAATGCACCCAATGCAAACCTCACTTTGATTCGTGCATCGGCGAACAAACAGGTGAATCAAAATATTTCCAATGCTTCAAAGTCTCTGGTTGCGGGGGCCATTGGTAAAATTCAAGTCAATGAAAACAAGAATATTGCTAATGCATCAAAGTCTTTGGTGTCTGGTGCCATTGAGCAGGTGAAGAAGAAGGATGAGGCTGCTACCAAGATCCAGGCTGTTGTCAGGGGACAGAAGAACCGTAATATGGCTATGAACAAAAAGCGTAAAGAATTTACTGAGTTGGCCAAGAAAACAACTACAAACTTCAGTAGGAATATCATCGCTATGAAGAATATGAAAAATGCATTCAAGTTGAGGGGTCGGATTGAGGGTGCTGTTCGTAAGAATAACTCTGTCGAAAACGCAAAGGCCTTGGGTGGTAAGGTGAGAGTCAACCCCTTATTTGAGAATAGCTTCAATGGTGGTTTGAGACTCGGAAACAATAACGATGGTGAGGCTCTCACCCCCAAACCCCAAATGCACCCAAGCCTAACAAGCCTTCGTTTAGAGCCATTGTCCAGAAAAACAAGGAAAAGAGGTTTGTCAACTCGGTGAAGTTAGCTGGGAAAAAGGTGGAACTTTCCCGTGCTTCTGGTCCCGAACGTGTCAAGATGGCGAGGAACCTGGCACCTGCTAAGCAAGAGAATGTCAAGAAGGTTACTAATGCTACCAAAATTTTCGATGTAAAGGCCAAGGCTGTCAAGATGACTAACATAGATCGAATCAAAAAATCTGGCGAAGCTGCCGAGGCGAAGCGTAAGCTGAAGGCTGAAGAACGAAAGGCAAACAAAAAACTCGCCAAAACTACTGGACAGAGTGTCAAATCTACACAAAAAAAGCAACAAGTGAAGCGTAAGTCAGCCACAAAAAAGAAATAATGTAAGTAAAAATGAATGAATATGACGACTGTACCGTGACTACCGACATGCATCTCAGCGACGATGTTGCCGATTTCATCGATAAGGGTCTTAATGGGGATGTGGATGTAAAGGAATGGTGTGACAATAACCTCGATAATATCGCAGAGATATATGAGAAGTACGGACATTCGTACATGTCATACAAGGATGCGGAATTGGTGTTATTATTTGCGAAAACGTTATACGAGAATAAGATTTCAGACGCGTGCGAAAAGTTGTCTCTATTTGTAGCGTGCCAAGATTAGATTGTAATTTAAAGAAATAATCGTCCTTTAATTTAATGGGAAGTTGTGATGTATGTTGTGAGAAATTAAACAGGATAAATCACAAAGAAGTTAAGTGTCCTTTTTGTGATTTAACAAGTTGTCGTTCATGTTCTCAAAGATACATCCTAGAATCTTTTGAAGACCCACATTGTATGGGGTGTAAGACTCGTTGGAACCGTGAATTTGTGGATTCATTCTGTACGAAGCATTTTAGAAATACCCAACTAAAACGTCGTCGAGAAAATGTTCTATTTGAGAGAGAAAAGTCTCTCATGCCAGAGACACAACCTGAAGTTGAACGAGTAATACAAATGCGTAGAATTCGGGTTATCATCAGACAACAAAAGGAAAAACTCATAGAACTTCATAATAGATACAGAGTATTTGAAATAGATGGTCCCATACCCCATGATATCCAGGTACTTTACCGAGAGATGGAGAATACGTATAGACATCTAGACCAATTACGAACTGGTGGAGCATTTATGGATTCCGAACCAAGACGTTTTGTGCGTCAATGTCCAGTAGAAGAATGTAAAGGTTTTCTGAATGAAGAATGGTATTGTGGTTTATGTGAATGTAAATATTGTAAAGATTGTAATGAACCTTTGGCACCCGATCACAAATGCAACCCTGAAACTGTAAAAACGATGAAACTTCTCAATAAGGATAGTAAATCGTGTCCCAAATGTGGGACAGTCATTCATAAGACGAGTGGGTGTGCTCAGATGTGGTGTATATCATGTCACACAGCCTTCAATTGGCGAACAGGTGAGATTGAGACTGGTCGAATACATAATCCACACTTCATAGAGTTTAAGAAAAAACGATGATGTCTCGGGAACATGGAGATATTCCATGTGGTGGCGTCCCTTCGTTTAGGGAATTACGAGAAATGGGTGCCACAAATGAGATACTCCAATATGCCATGGTCGTACATCAAACAGAGCGGGAGCTTATGTATCTGGATACGAGACCGATAGATAATACTCAATTACGCGTTGCCTATATGTTGAATGATGTCAATGAATTCATGTTTAAAAATTATTTACAACGCCAAGAAAAGTATATAGAAAAAACTCGAGACCTTTCGAATATTTATGAAATGATTGCCAATACAGGTGGAGATTTTCTTAGACAGTATGTCATTGAACCGGGACGACATGGTGAGATCATTGTCTTTTTACAGAAGATTATGGAATATGGAAATGAAATTTTTGATTCAATTCGTAAACGATACAATTGTCGACTTCCTCGAAATATTTTTGTGTGAGTATAATAAGATGTTACTTCTATTGTTCATAATAATTCTTGTCATCTATATGTTACCTCGATATAGAAAACCCCAAGTGTTCAATAATTTTTTGACCGAGGATGAGTGTGACTATCTCATACAGAAAGCAAAAAATAATATGGGAACATCATCGGTGACCACTGAAAAGAAGGTGGATGAAACTGTTCGTAAAAGTGAGACGGCGTGGTTAAAAAGTGATGATCCTATTGTACGAGATATTATGGACAGGTGTCTCACAAATACAGATCGACCATTCACGAATTGTGAACAGTTACAGGTACTTCGGTACGAATCTGGTGGATTTTACAAACCCCATCAAGACGCATTTGAAAATGAAAAGAATATGAGAATGTACACATTCATTTTGGCACTCAATGATGACTACGAAGGTGGTGAAACTATATTTCCAAACTTGAACAAAGAGTATAAACTTCAAAAGGGTGATGCTCTATTCTTCGATACACTCGACAACTACGAGTTTATGACATCCAAGGCTTTACATGGTGGGAAACCTGTAAAGTCTGGTGAAAAATGGATTTGTAATTTATGGGTGAGGAAATATCCTTATACTTAAAAGTTTAATACCATATCAAAGTATGAGATGTATAGCAACTTTTTCCGAAAACAGTCTCTACAAGATAAAGTTGGCAAAGACTCGTAAGAATGTCCTTGAAGCTATGTACCAGCGACCGAGTATCGTAGAGGTGCGTCCAATCAAGGAAAATCTGAGACTTCGTTTACGTTTCACGGAAGCAATAAAAGAAGCACAGGATATGTGTAAAATGGATAAGGATTCATCGGAGTGTCATTGGGCTTGGTATGAGGTGGATGAATTGGAGGACTCTATACTACGTCTATACCCCGATAGATGGTGACATTTGGTGGATCGTCATCATACCCATAATACTGAATCGATACCCCAAAGAGATCTATCATTTCCGGATTAACTTCTTCATTCATGTATCTTTTCCAATTTTGTAGAGTTGTATGGAAATATTCAACACCATCCTCTGAAAATGCACATATACGCATGAATGGCCTACTGCGTAGCTTTCTCATATATTCATAAACAGCCTCAGGTAAAGGTGTTGTTCTATTATATACTGATTTTAACACGTCGACAATGTAATATCCATGTGAATCGCAAATTATATTTACCTGCATTTTGGGAAACCCCTTGATATACACTTCAAAATCTGCATTACTGGGGAGGGTTGTATATATTGGTGTTTTTTCACCTATACACTCCTCATGATACCCAACACCCGGGTGTGTATGATATGATATTTCCGAATACCACACCTGTTCAATTTCATGCGTATCGACTGTGTTTCGTTTTTTGATGTAATCCGTGTCGGTGTACTAAAATTGAAATTATCGTATTCGATACCACCTGCATATTCCCACCGCTTGACAGAAGATATCTTACTTATCTCTTTCAAATTGTGCACTACTTCATGAGACAATTTCATTCGTTGTCTTCTTAACGCCATATTTGGACGTACGACCCCTAATCTCATTGATATATACTGAGAGTTTATTGGGACTTGTTTTAAACTAGGAGATATTCATGATCACATTTCTATCTAAGAGTGTGATCTCACCGAGTTCATCCCATGTATAATACTTGATGGAGATACCAAATTCTTTACGCATGATGGGGTCCATATATTTATTCACGGTACGTTTCCATTGAGCAGGAGTTGTTTGAATATACACCAAATCGCTCCAAGTCACTCGCACTCTCTGAAATTCTCGACCGTTCATGAGACTCGCGAATTTTATGGCGACACTGTTGGCGTTAGGTTTGTTCATATTTGTTTCGATGAGGTCGATGATATAGTACCCTTGGTTCTCGAGGATGAGGTTCGCTTGTACAGTTGGATAATTATCAACATAGACCTTGAAATCAGAGGCACTCGGGTACGTGAAGAGTGGTGTATTGTATCCCGGAACGGGGTGTGTGTGATACACGATATACTGTGTCAAATCCTCAGCTGTTGGTTGTACGGTGGCAAGTTGTCGGTTCGTACGTTCTGTGGGTTTATTGAATCGGACATAATTTCGCGTATTTTCTATGGTGAATGGTATTGTACCCGCGTACTCAACCTTCTGTTCCCATGTTTTTTTGTACACGTCTTGAAGTTCATTGAGAACTTTACGACTCAATCGAACGGACATGTACCTATTGTTTGCGCGTGTTATCGTCCCCACGTTTAATCCACTTTTTGGTATATTCACTCTTCTAAAGTTATTAGATAACTGATTGAGGATACGTTTAAATCGGGCCACCTGAAGCCGCCTACGAGCAGTTTCGGTGGACACCATCTTACTGTAGATAAAGAAGAAAATTGAAGTGTGTTTAATGAACATCGAGACATTCGCTCGAGAGATATATTCTCAACTGGGACCTGGGTACAGTGAGAGAGTATACCATAATGCGATGGAGGTTTTACTGAGAGAGAAGGGTATACAATACGAGACGGAACGTCATATTTTGGTCAAGTTTCGAGGACACGTTGTAGGACAATTACGAGCTGATATTATCATAGACAACACTATAATACTAGAGCTAAAAGCTATCAAGAATCTGACTGATGGGATGGAGCATCAGGCTCAAAAATATCTTGACTTGACAGGATTGAGGTTGGCGTATCTGGTGAATTTTCCTCTTCAAACGGGTCGGGAGGTGGAGATTCGAGAGATTGCATTAGGACCATCAGAGGGAGAACTTGCGAAAGCCTTCGATAAAATACACGATCATCATCATATTGTGTCTGCGGATCTGACATCGCTGCTTCCAGGAGTTCGTGTGCTGTCTTCAGATGAAACTTCGCCTGTTCCATGCAATGCTGAACAGCTGGGTCCGTTTGATTAATATTTTCTAGGTGAGGAAGGACTTTAGACTCCAATTCGTAGAGGGCGAGTAGGGTTGGTTCGTCGTTCATTTGCGGGTTTTCGGTAGGTACATCAACTTAGGCTTTACACTCACATCGATGACAACTTCTCAATTTATCGAGGCACTTGATGCATAAGAAGTGTTCACATTTTCGAAACTTGACACACTCCTCACTTTTGTTACAATTTGAGCACTCACACACCTTGAATTGTAAAATCTCATTTTTGAATCTCCAAAAGCATGAAGTACAAACTTTTAATCCAGGTTTCATGCTTTTGCCACACACCTTGAAGTTTGGGCAGGTCATATAGTTACACGGTCGGAATAAATTCCCATTTTAAATCGTGGCAAATCTTGTTCCATATAACATCTTGTTGATACAACTTTTCTTTAGACTTGAGGAGTGGAAAGTATTGGAGGTAATCGTCTTCACCCAAAAGTTCACAGAATTTGTAGAGGACATAAGAGTAGCTGAGAAAGTTCTTCCTTTCTGTAGGACAGTTATCGTCGAATGGTCTTTGAATATCTTTGAACATGATACGAAGATACTCTTCCAACTCTTGAGGCATATTTGGAGGTTTTATACCGTTTAGGATATGTGTAATGTAAGGAACATGTTCATAATATTTATTGAGTCTCAATTTTTTCAAAAGTCCTCTAATCTTTGCATGTGTGATGTCTTCAAGATTTTTGATTTTCATCTTTTTGAGTTCTGATCTCAATTGATCGATGACTTCAGTGGGAATATCTGTCATCTCTTGTGCTTGGAACTGTGACAACCATTCGTTAAAATGATTTTCTCTCTTGTACGAATAGTTTACAATCTTTTCTGATGTCTCTTGTTCCTCTCGGTATGTCAACTCGTCACTGATGAGTGCGGCAACTATAACACCACAACCGTCACACACGAGATCACTTGTGTCGCGAAAATGGATAATATTACTGTCAGGACATGTTTTACATACATCACTCGTACGTTCTTGAGGTTTGTATATGTTTTTCTTTTCAACATCTCTGAGATAGTCAGTGAAGATATCCTTCCGTTTTAGTCCAACTGTTTCTTTCACATTGAAAACATTATCTGTGTTCGACCTCTCATCACCATCGTCTATATGTTGATCCAAATATGGCATACATTTCATAATATACTCTGCCATTTCAGATTCATATTTTCTCCTATTCGATGGGTCTTTACTTATATGTTGTTTCCATTCATCTATTCGATTATTATATCTACTTAAAAAATTACCTTCCATCCTTATAAAGAGATGCTTACCAAACTTTTAAGTAGTATTTTCTTCTTTTACAAATACCTCGTCACACCTAGAGATTACACAATTATTTCTGAGGAACTCGAATATTCGATAGATCATGACTTGGACTATATGATCGAAGATGATTTTTGGATGAAAGAAGGTAAAGATTGGGAAGATGGTATTCTCGACGAATATTACACTACAGTTACAGGTAAACATTTCCGTCACACGATAATTCCACAAAATGTCAAGTACATAATCCTTAGGGTAAAGTATTACTTCAATGGTAAGAAGTATACTGCCATCTCGAATGACATTAATTTTAAACCAGGTGAATGTGAAGATGCATCAATGCATTTTAGTATCCCTTTGAGTAGTGCCTGGATCGTTGATCAAGATGATAAACCGATGAGAGACATTACTGAAAAGGTGAAACGGTACAGTGGGCCTCGAAACGATTTCCACGGACAAAAGGTTCCACTTGAACATTTTCTATTTTATGACAGGAAGGCACTTGAGGACAAGTACCCAAAGATTGTTTTGTCGAATACATTGGGTATGAAGAAAAATGTATCAACTCTTAAGGCTTTTAGTACTAATCTTCAGATACCTTAGTCGCCAGGTAAAATCTGAGTTCCCCAAGATTGGCAACATTGTACTTTAGAATCAAAAATCTATTTCCAGTTTCCTGTATAATTTGCACAGACGCACACATACTCGTCGCCTTTGTAAAGATATTCAGATACTTGAGACTATACAGACCTGTAATAGTAGGACTTTCCTCATTACACTCTATAGAAGTGTCTTGGTTTGCAAAGTCACCTAGACAACTGAAGTTAATTTGTTTTCCAGATCGTTTAATCTCGATATCTGTACCTATGTTTGACATGTCTCTACAGAGACGCTGAAAGTCTGCTGATGGGAGTGTAGTAATCGTGGACATTACAACTTCAGGAACTTCGATTCGACTCTCATTGATATCCAGAAGTTTGAGTTGGAAAGTTGAACTTGTCTTTTTAGACTCACTCGTGATTTCGATGTTCATATACTCCTTTGAAACAATCTCAATCTTCAGGACATCATTGTTTGTAATCGTCTTGAGAAGTTTGAATGTATTTGATATGTTGATACCGGCAATAATTTCATCTTGTTCACAATGATACTCTTCGAAGTTGTCTGCTGCGAGAAACATATCTACGAGAGATGTTCGTGCTGTATCCAGAGTGATAACATACATACCATCTGGTTTGAAGTAGATATTCACATCATTTAGAATGTCCTTTAGAACTTCGAACGTCGACTTAAAAGCAGAAGCTTGGATCGTCACAAGTTTCATATCTACTCGTATTAGCGCGTTACATCTTTAAATCTGTATATGCCACACCCTTAGAGACATCTCTACCAATCTTCTCTTCAAGTTCTTTCGTCATAGCGGGTTGGAGAGATTGTCCGTAATCATCGAGACGAAACATATCAGAGTTGTTATCCTTACCATCTAGGGTTGACATGGAACAGCCCATTCCACCGAACCCTACGTGATCAACTTCTTTTTTGGGTAGAAGGGAGTCAAGCCAGTTCTTGATTTCGTTGCCTACGAGAATCTTACCATTTTTCGTGAGCATAGTGGGTACACGATTGATCTTATTTCTATAATTCGGAGGTACACCCTGAGTATTGATATTGTGAAAATGTACAAGTTGTTTCAATTGTGCGTGTTTGTTGATATATTCAATCACATCCATGGAATGTTTACATCGAGGGCTATATATCAGCAGAGACATCTACTATATATTGGGTATTTTGTAAAAAAAATTAACGCATACTAGTAAAGATGAACTATTTACTTGTTTTGATTTTGGTCCTGGTAGTTCTCATCCTGACAACCAACCACGAAAAGTTTACGGAGACATTCGGTCTCTCAGGCTACATTAAGCCTAAGGATTCTATAAAACTTGACGACCCCAGACCAAACCTCTCGGGATTTCAGGAAGTTGAAGCCAAGGTTGACAATGATATGATGGAAGAGTTTGTTCTTAAGGCGAACAAGGAAATTTCCAAGCGCACTGGGTTGTGTACATATATCATTGAGACTACATCAGTCAAGCACTACAAGGGTGATGAGAAGGAGATCTACGAATGTATGTTCATGACAATGAAAAAGGGTGGGTTCTCATACGGGTTCTCAGTGGTGGCTTCATATGAAGTTGAAAATGGGAAGATTCGGATTATTTCCCTTAGAACTCAACCCCTCGGTGTCCAAGCTCCTCAAAACATCAAACCTTTTACAGAAGGATCAGAAGGTAAAGAGTTTGTCAAATATGAATTGGTCAAGGAAGTTGCCATGCCCAAGAGTACTGAGTTGGAATCGGTGAAAAATAAATTACAGTAATTGTAATGTTGAGCATCGATGATGTTGTCAAGATAGATGACAAGCGAAAACAGATTCGTAAAGAAATTTACATGAAAATATACACTCAATTTTCTACAAAAATAAAACAATCTGTAGAACTTGGGCATAAACAGTTATTTATGACGATACCAACATTTCTCATAGGCTATCCAGTGTTTGACCGCTCGGCTGCCGCGAGATATGTAGCGAGACAGTTCACTTTGGGTGGTTTTACTGTACAACTTGTGAGTGACTATGATATATACGTCACTTGGTCAAAACCAAAAAGAAAAGGAAAAGGTGGAACAAGAGGAAGATGGAGACTTCCCAAATCTAATGAATCTCAAGAAGATTGCAAACAAATACAGGCGAAGTGCGTAGGAAGCGTTATTTTTAAAACCCCCTTTAATCATAAATGGACAATTTGAGTATTATGGTCGAGGCGAAAAGGGAGTATCTTGGACAACTCTGCCTCATTATGTCTCCAGCTATGATTGAAGTATTCGAGGAAATGTACAATGAATCAATTAAAACTTCTAAAGGGAAACAGGTGCTCATCATGTTTCAAAAAATCCTTAAAGAAGTTCCAAACTGGTCAAATGCTATGTCCAAGAGACATAGCGATAACATCACCAGTCGTTGTTCTTGGTTTGGTGACCTCTTAGCCGCTGTATTCGTCGCGTGCACTAAAATTCTTTCTTCGGTTCGTCTCAAGGCGGATAACAAAAAGATTTCCCTTAAACTCCCAACTGAGGAAGTTTTCATTCAAACGTGTTACAACAATATCGCGAAAGATATTTACAAGGATCCATACATTTTCCACGAAGAGCAGAGTGAATATGTTCGCGACGAAAAATTGACTACGCGTTTTTGCACCTGTATCGAAAACACTGTGAAAGAGTTGATTCCTGTACAACAGATTCTTCAAACGTACATGTCCCAGGATAATCGTGACATCTCTCTTGATGGTGAGATTCAAGATAGTATTGATCCAGAAGTTGTCGATGATGAACCCGAGCTCATGGGTGAGCCTGAGCCTATGGGAGAGCCCGAACCAGAACCTTTGGGTGAGCCTATGGGTGAACCTTTGGGTGAGCCTATGGGTGAGCCTTTGGGTGAGCCCGAGCTCCAACCTACTGGTCTTGAGAATGAATTTAAAACTGTTCCAGGTGTTCAAGCACCTGAACCTATGGAACAACCTCAGGAAGAAGATGATGTACTTTTTGGTGATGCACCAGAGCAGCGTACAAAAAATCCCAGGTATAATTAAATGGAGATCTCCGATCATTTACGTGACCCACTGAGTGCTGCTCTCATCGCGGGTGGTATTACCGCGGGGTACATCCATCTCAAAGCATACTTGAACAATGAAGGGAAACTGGAATTAAACAAATACACCAAACCTGCAGCTCTTAATGCGATTTTGGTATTTTTCATAATATCAGGTGGATTAGGTAAAAAGGAGACTATTTCGACCGAACCTTTCTAAACTTAAAGATTACACTAGTATAATAAGAAAATGGCGTCTGTCACTGCTTTCAATGATATGATGGGTCAATTTCTTGTGGAATTGCACAAGACTTTTCCAGAGGAAAAAGGCATTAAGAAGATGATGACTTCGTTCGATGTACTGAAGTCCACAAATCCACGACTCGTGGTGGATGGTTTTATGACGGGTGTAACTCCATACGCTGAAAAGATTTCATCGAAGGATGAATCCTTCCTACTCAAGGAGATTGATACGATTGATTTTTTGAAAGATCTCAACATCAAGTCCTATTGGGAGCGCATGTCCGCCAATACCAGGGGTGCGACGTGGCAATATCTACAGACTCTCTACATGCTCGGTACTACTATCATTTCTATCCCTGACGACACACTCAAGATGATTGAGGGTATTGCTAAGCAATGTGCTGACAAGATGGAGACTGACGGTGGTGAACTAGACCAAGATGCTCTTATGAAGATGATGGGTAGCATGCTTAGTGGTCTACCCAAAAATAAACCTATATATATATTAAATGAAGGCCTGGTTTGACGATCCTCAGCAGCTCATTCGAGCCGACCAGGTTGCTCAATTTTGGCCGACTTCAGAACAAACTCCAGAAGATCGGGTGAACGCTGCTTCACGTTTTATCATCTATGTCAGTTGCATTCTTTATCTGACCCGTCGCGATCCTCGTATTTTCGTGTTGGGTGCTACGGTGATTGCCGTGATCTTTGTCCTCTACAGGTCGAAAATGGTAAAAGAGACGTATGGATCGGGTGTTGTTAAGGGCTCTGCTTGTCAAAAACCAACAGAGGACAATCCTATGGCAAACATTTTGATGACTGATTACACCGATGCCCCCAATCGATTAGAAGCATGTTATTATCCCACAGTGAAACCTTTCGTAAACAACTACATCAGTGACCGCATTCCTTACGATTCCGGGCGATCCCGTACACCGATGCCCAAGTATCTTCGAAATGCCGCAGAGCGTCAATTCATCTCGAACCCTGTGACTAAAATTCCAGGGGATCAGACGGCATTTGCTGAATGGCTTTATGGTACCAAGAATGGTCCAATGTGTAAGAGTGACACACAATTCTGTAGTCCGGATGCACGCGGTGTCCAGCTCGAGGCATTTTCCGGATTGAGTTCAGATGGAAATATTGGCCGTGGTTTGGTGGTGGAAGTGTCCGAGGGGGTGGCGGAACATATAGTTAGATAAATATTCTTATGTAATAATAAATGGCGTATCAGCTTCAACCTGGACTTTCCATTGTTCAAAACTCGGGTGCTCTACCCACCGTAAAAGCGACTGATGAAATTTTTGTGTATCCTCAGCCCAGTACCCTAAACTGTGGGGCTTGCCGACCCAACACCATGTTGTACGGCACCGCTCCCTACAAGGCGGGTAAGGGTTCCCCAGCTCAGTACATCGAGACGAGTGATGAACTTCGTCCCCAATCCACTTCCCGTTTCAACAAGAATATCGTCCAAACTTATGAACGAAATTTGTTCCCATTGTCCAACATGGAGTGTAAGACTCCCCTTCGTACGATTCGATATGAACCCGCGAGCACTCGTGCCGAACTCCAGAATGGTTTGTTTCAGAAAAGATATGTTAATAAAAAATGTAAGTAAGAAGTAAGAATGGCTGATCCCATTTCACTTATGGCTATAGCTGGTCTCGTGTACGCTGGACGCAACTTAAGTACTAAATCAGTTCCACCTAAGGTTGATAACGATGTACCTGTTATAAAAAGTCCTCGAATGGTTGAAACTACAAATTTTGAACCAACAATGGAAGTTTCCAGTAAACGAGAAATGGACAGCTTTGCTGATATTTCTAAACAACAGAGAAGTGGTGGTCAAGAAGTCTTGAACATGCGAAACCGTATGTATGATACTGGTCGAATGAACAATCTTTCCCCAGTTGAGAAGCAACTTGTTGGTCCAGGTCTCGGTGTAGGTGCCAATGTTCCAGCTGTTGGGGGTCATCAGCAGATGTTCAGGGTCAACCCAGTAAATGTTGGTGCGTACAGGTTGACCACTCTCCCAGGGCGTACTGGTCCAGCCCAAGATGTTACTGGTGGTCGGTCGGCTAAGGTTGGTGAGCTCACACACAACAAACCTGAAACAACTGCTTACCTTCCATCCAGGCTTCCCACTATGCCTGGTCGCGCTCAGGGTATGTCGGGTGTTGTGCCTCGCACAGAACATGAAAAAACCAAGCGTACCACTAATCGCTCGGAGACAGGTCTCCGTGAAGATGGTTTAGGGTATAACGGTGCTAAACGATTCGTTTCCGCTCAAACAATGTCCCAGGATCCTACACGATTCAAGACTGATCGCAACGATATGCAATATGAGTATTACAACCGACCCGCCCCAGGTATTCATAGCCATCATGGTGCGTACACCAATAGTGCTGCTGCTCAGGTGACTGCGAAGACGAATGAACAACTCATGAAGTATGGTTTCCGCCCCGAAGATCGCCGTGGCAAGCCTAACCGTATGGGTAACGCTGGTCGTATGAACGTTCGCGAGTCGGCTCTCAAACAGGGCGGTGTCCTCACTACGGTTCGGTCGGACACAACTCGTGTCGATGGTCGTGTGAGTGCTGCCAACGGTGCTTGGACCCAAAACTACCAACAAAAACCTTTCCATCAGTTCAATGCCTATAAGGGTAATGCGAATCCAAACACCCAAAACTTGGATGTGGCTAAGAGACAACTCCAGAACAACCCCCTTGCACACAGTCTTTACCAGTAATAATTTATATGTAAATGAAAACAATCATTAAAATATTATCCCTATATTTTAATGAAGGTACACAACCTCTCTATTGATAGTAGTCAGCGTGGAATTAATGTAATCGCATCAAACACATATTACGATGAAAGTAATACATACATTATCGACGCCTATTCTAACACGTACTCGAGCCCGAATAACTATGTCATTACCCTAGAAAATCCAATCTATGACGTTTCTGAAATTAAACTTGTATCGGCTCGTATTCCCACACCACAATTGACTTTGTGTGCAACTAACAACACTTTCAGTGTAGATGGACAAACTGTTACATTGACGAATGCTGATTACCCCACTGGTGGTGATTTAGCTACACATCTTGAGGCGGAACTCGCCCCACCCGTTTCAAATGTTAGTGAAGTCAGTTTTGACACAGACACAAAAAGATTAACATTCTCAAATGTTGGTACATCAAACACTTTCACATTCGATTTTTATACAGGAGACAATGGATACCTTAAAGAATCATCGGTGGTGACAACACCTCATCAAGTGCTCGGTTTCGGTTCAAATGATTATGATTCGACGAGTAATGTATTGACTTCGGGTGCTGTAAATCTTGTGGGACCCAATACCCTCATTTTGAAACTTTCGAGTGGATCGGATGAATTTACACAAAGTGTATACACGTCAACACCATTTTATACAGGTCACATCTTATTGAATGGTACAGACTTTATAAACATTAGCGGCGCTGATGACATTCTCACACATCATTTTCACACTGGTCCCCTAAAATACATCAAGGACATTCATGTTGAATTTTTCTATATGAGTCACGGAAGATTGATTCCTTATGATTTTATGAATCAAGAACATATATTGAAGTTTGAAGTTACGTGTTCCACTGATAAATTAAAGAATCTCCCAAAAGTTCCCATAGAGGAGGAGGAGGTTGGAGAGAAAACATCTATAAGCATCTCCGAGAAGGTGGAGAAAGATCCTTATAATTGGAAAATCTATATCGGTATCGTGTTAGTTTTAGTTTTCGGTTTGATAGTAATAGCGCTGATGTCTGGAAAGTCTAAAAGAAATTACCGAGTAACCGCGTAGACGGGTTGGGCAGGCTTGGACACACGAGTTGACACGCGTGACACAACCATAAAGACGACGATCGAGAGGAGGGTGGTGAGGATCGCGGTGAGGGCGTACTGGGTACCACCGTTCTTAGGCACCTTAACGACCTGGCTGATGACCCATCGGACGAGATCCATCCAGGACATAGCGGCGGCGAAGGAGAAACCCGCGACAATCGCGTTGAGCGATTGGGTCTCAAGTTCTTGCGTAACGAGGTTGACAGTTGCGACGGCTTGATCCATCATTGTATGTTATACACTATCCTGAGAAAATTATTCGAATGAGAGTTTCTCCCTTTTGACCATTTTTTAAACTTTTTGTTTTAATTGTTTTTGTTTTTGAGAAGAGTTGTTCATCATCAGATGAATCTTCACTAGAGCTGTTCTCAGATTCATACTTCTTAAACTTATCTTCGGAGAATGACCATGCTTCAGGCTCGGAGGTGCTCATTACTATTAATAGCATTTTTTAACATCCGTTCTGTCGGATTTTGGGGAACCCAAGATTCCCAATGATCATATGCTTGATTCATCAAATTAATTCGTTCGTCATCGCCTGTGTATCTCACAAATGGTGGACAGTCTTCTGGGTCCACCTCTCTGACGTCTTCTTCATCAGACTCTTCATCGTCGTAAAGATCTGGAAAAAGTGTACCAATATCTTGACCAACTGTATACATTGCACAATACTTAGTCGCATATTCCATGTCTTCTGGAAGTATAGTATCTCTTCCACAAGCTTTGCAATAGACGCCAGCCAACACCATACTCCTTTCCATCACTGGTAGAATAATATCAATCATACTATTAACGTATCCTTCCACCATCTGATCCCCATTGCCATCACCGAATCCCGTTTGCATATTCATCTTTAATATTTAACGTTAAAAAGTGTTTCTGTAATTCCCTCACTTACGCGTAAAATGTTATAACTCTCTGCGTATACACGTATTTGACGTGCAAAATAGGGACTACTTGTCAGGTTCAACTTGAGAATTTGTTCTTTTATCAGACTCAAATTAATCTGACCCGTTGGATACCACTCTTCTGGTTGAAGTGCAAAACTGTAGGAGTAAAATCTTCGAATCAATTGTGTTTTAGAATGGTGAATCGCTGCCTGTATAGCTTTAAGAAATATGACATTACCTGTATCCTGTGTAATAATGTCCTGTCCGTCGAGTGTGAGTGTGAGGTAGTCAAGATTTTCATAGAGAATGAGTTTATCATCTATGACTGCGTACAGATTGTCATAATCGAATGGTGTTACAAAGTTCCCCTGTGTAACTCCATCCCCTGTAGTTCCCCGTCTCTGAATAACAAAGTATAACTCTTTGACTGGATTAATAAAATCGAGTTTGAATGTACCCTCATTCACACCTGCACCAACATCAAAAGAGTTTTGTTGAATCTGTGTAATTATATAATCCCTCTTGGTGTTTTGTATTTTCACTCTCTCGGCACAATCGATATAGACAACCTCTGTACACAATTTGAAATCTGAAACGTTTATATTCTGTTCGAGTTTTTCATAGTTACCATTGACTTTGATCACGATGTCCTGAGCATTCCTTAATTTAAATTCAACTTCAACTTCCTGTTTTTGTATGGCACACAAAGGTATCGCCAATTCTGGATGTTGATGGAAATAAAATGGAAGATCGACGAAAAAATCTTCATCTGTACCCAAACCGAGTGTATTATGAATGATTATACCAGCGTTATCACTCACTTGAGAAACAGGTTTATCTGAAGTTCTCAATGGATATTTTCCAATCAACTGTTCGAGAGCCTTTTGTTTCGTTTGAGTGACATAATGTTCAGAATATATCTGTAGATAGTCACTGGTAAGGCGCTGTACAACCTTTCCACCTATGATAAGGTCCACATATTCTATGAGTGCATGACCAACAGATTCGATGTACACCATACTACTACTCAAAGCTGGGAGAGTGAACTTCACACTGAGTGTCTTCAAAAGATCGCCTTGATTTTGTGGAATCTTAAACCTAACTTTACTTCCAATATTTACTTGATTATCTGGATCCACATCAACGTACTGTGTAGAAAAGTTTGAATGTTTCTTGAAACTTTCTACAAAATAACTGTAGTCTGGATTCAATGTAAAAAACTGCTCTTGGGGTCCAGAGGCAGCAAGTTGAACTTGTCCAGCCATTACTACTATATCTATCTAAAATTTTAATCCCGCTAAACCACTTTCGACACGTAAAACATTATAGTTAATTGCGTATACTCTCGTATTATTGTCATCCACCTGATTTATAGGATCTATCTTAATCGTGAAAAGTTTGTGTGAAATCCTACTCATGTTCACTTGACCAGTTGGGTGGGGTGATTCGGGTTTCAAGGCAAATGAGTACATACCAAACTTTGCGGGTCCAAATCTATATTGAGAACTATTAAAAGGTGCTCCTGGTGTAGTTTCGGCTGCGAGTGGACAGTTTACATGATGCTTGAGCGATTGTTCGTACACCAAGAACTTTGAATCTCTTTTGAAAACAACCTCATTATTGAATCTCAACTCAGCAGTCGTTATGGTATTATATTCATTTGGGTAATTGTTTTGAACCGATTCTTCAGATTGTGAAACGAAGTAGAGTTCTTTGACTGGATGTGAAAAGTTGAGCATCACAGACTTTTCGTTTTCACCAGCTTTCATTTTGAATTGAGCAAGTTGAACCTGTGTGATGACATAATCAAGTGGGCGAGACATTAAAAAGTTTTTCTCATCGGGTGTCACATACACAAACTCTGTATCGATCGAAAACTTCTCGATCGAACTGATAACACCAGACGGAGCACCCCCAAATATGAGATCTGCGAGGGGTCTGAGTTTGATTCTCACTTCGACAGGTTGTTTTGTGAGAGCACAAGTCGGTATAGCCAAGGATGGATTTCTATAGAAATAGAATGGGAGATCTATGAAATATGTGTATGGTGTACCAGACTGATAACTAAGTATATTTCCATGACCATTCAAAAAGTAAAGAGTTTGTTCTATGTCATCATTCGTATTGTGAAGTTGTTGGTGCATATAAATGTATTCGCCTGTGATCTTTTCAATAGATTGACCACCGATGAGAAGTTCTGCGTGCTCGATAAGATGGGTAATCACAGAAGGACACCATATAGTCGTATTTTGTCCACCCGCATCGGGGGTGGGATCTTGTAATGTGACTTTAAGTGTAAAGTTGCTGACGAGATCACCTTTATCATTTGGAATATTACAAGTTACAATCTTTCCAAAATCGATTTCTCTATCAAACTGACTTTCCACAAAGTCGAATGCAAACTTCGTATGTCTCTTGAATTTTGACAAGAAATATGAAAATTGTGGTTCACCTGTGAGCCATTGGTCTTGGACTCCAGTGGCGGCGAGTCTCAGACGACCAGCCATTCCTACTCTATATGAGTAAAATTTTGGTAAATAAAACGAGCCACTAGAGTAGAATGAATCTTCAGCTGAGAAAATTCAAACCTGAATCAATTGCGGATGATAAGGTCATTGTATTTATTGGTAAGCGTAATACGGGTAAATCAACCCTTGTGAAGGATATCATGTATCACAAGAAACATCTCCCAGCAGGTATAGTTCTTTCAGGGACTGAAGAGGGTAACCATTTCTATTCTGAGTTTATTCCCGACCTGTTCATTTATGGTGACTACGACAGAGACGCCATTGAACGAGTGATGGCGAGACAGCGTAAGTTGGTGGGTGCAGGAAAGGCAAATTGTGGAGCCTTCATGCTTCTAGATGACTGTATGTACGATTCAAAGTTTCTGAAAGACACCTGTATTCGACAATGTTTTATGAATGGTCGACACTGGAAGATCTTCTTCATGCTCACGATGCAGTATGTCATGGATCTCCCCCCAGCCCTTCGAGCGAATGTGGACTATGTGTTTATCCTCAGGGAGAATATCATTCAGAACAGAGAAAAGTTGTACAAGTCATTCTTTGGTATATTCCCCTCCTTCGATATGTTTTGTAAAGTGATGGATGCATGCACAGAAAACTATGAATGTCTCGTGTTAGACAATACGGTGAAATCTAACAAGATACAAGATTGTGTGTTTTGGTACAAGGCCACAGTGAGAAAGAATTTCAGGGTAGGAGGTACAGACCTATGGAAACTTCACAAGAAGATGTACAATCCTAAACACTCCCAACAAAAAGAGGATGATGCCAAGAAGGCGACGAAAAAACAAACCTGAAAATCACAAAGACGAGATGAGAAACAAAAACTCGGTGACTTTAGTCGGACGATTTTGTAGGTTACGACTCCCCCTGTAACAATTATAGTCTATGTCTACCCGCTCATATGTGTAAGGTTTCAGGATTTCCTCCCATTCAGTGGGACTGATAAATCCTTCGTTACTGTATGAGACAAGGGTATACTTCGCTTTTTTCGTGGAAAGTTCGAGGGTTCGTTTCATTGTATCCTTAATCTTCGGTTTTGAGTTGTACAAACTTTTATTCCAATCCACAGGAATACCTGATACCTTCGAAATATGCTCAGGCTTTTTGTTTGTAGCTATCAGGTTTAACATGAAATAATTAGAACCATATGGATGTTGATTATATGGGGGATCTAGGTAAATGAGATCAACCTCTGGAAGTGTATCGAGAAAGTCCAACACATCTCGACGCTCCACTACTACATCTTTTGGTATTGTATGCCATATAGGGCATTCGAGATGAATGGTTCCCTTAATTCGATCAAGTGCGTTCCCTTTCTTCCCACCCCATCCACCTTTATGAAACCCCTTAAATACACCAGATGTATTCGTATGAATACTACTCTTCACCAATAAGGGACCCAAACAATATGGTTTGAGTTTTTTTGGAACTTTTGTGTGTACGTACTGCATCATCGCGTCTATTTTACCAGCATTCTCCTTAGTGTAAAAACATCGCTCATCTTCTTGAATCTCATTTGAATTGTTCGGTGCATACAATTCAGAGATGAATCCATCTCTTACTGGAAGTGTATTCATGGTATCGATATGTTTTCGAACTTCACGCTGATCTTTGAGTGAAGGTGTCTTCAGAAAACAATTCGACAACACTTCACAATACACTTCCAAATCATTGACGTGTAATATATCACTATGTGTCAACAACATTCTCGAAACGACACCTGAACCAGAAAAGGCATCAACTACACTTTTAGGTTGCACCCTTTTTACTACATCTTCTATATGTTGGATTAGTTTCCTTTTATTACCAAGATACGTTATCATTGGTTGGTGAACATACTCGCTCATGATTGTTTACATGTCGAAGGATCTCCTTAATAGCTTTTTTACCTGTATGTTCCAACACACAAAGTCTCTCTTCTGAGGTCCACATGGATGTTCCATTTGGATGTTCGTCATATTTATGTGCCTTCACACAAAATGTACCAAACTCCCTATTCTGGTCCTTGATTATATCAATCTCATCACAAAACCCAGACATATCGAAGGTCCCATCCAGGAGAGCTTCTCGAACGATCGGTTGTCGTCCAAAGTTAGCAGTCGGGCCGATCCGGTGAATGATCGTTTCTGTGTGATGAAAGTCACACCCGGCGACGAATACGATATACGGACAGATGGGTAAGTCTTTGAATATGTTCCATGATGCATTCAAGTTTTTGAACACTCGCTCTATAGCGTTTCCCGTGCTTTGTTTCTTCAAACCTTTTTCATGTCTCAGATCGTTTGATCCTTGTATCTTGTCTTCTACTACCAAGAAACCGAATTCACCTTTTTCATTTTGGAGGTAGAAGACCCCTCCATCTGGTCTAATGGAACAGTCGTTAAACATCACCTGACTTCTCCAGGAGATTTTACCATTGATACCTTCATCGATTAGATACTTTTCAAAAATGGACTTCAGAATTGGGAGAACATCTCTCAGTGTCTTTTCGGACTCCACACAGTCACCTGCAGCGATCCGGTTATTCTGGTGGATCTCGATTAGATGAGACATGTTACTCTGTATATTTTAAACAGGGGAAGCATACTTAGGGTTCATTCGTGCGTTGAGTATTGAATTCAAAAATCATTGTGATATAATAGATGGCTTCAGACCAAGTACACACTATGAATCTTTCCGATGATGGAGAAGGAATGGTGCCTCTTCACGATAATCCTTCTACGTCTTTTAAAGCTGAAAAAAATATGGGACAAAGTAAAGAGACAATGGATTCTACTCCCATTAACGATATTATGATGGACCCCCCTATGATGAACGATGAGCCCAGGATGCAGGGTGTTATGCCCCAAATGACAGCTCCCAACCCCCAGGGTGCTTACCCAGTTCCCAAAGCACCTTCCGAGCCCGAGAAGAAGAACCCCCTCAATCTCACTGATGATCAACTCACCGCCCTTTTCGTTGCTGCATGCACTGCTGCTGCTGTGAGCAAGCCTGTCCAGGACCGTCTCGCGACCTCTATCCCCAAGTTCCTTAACGAACAAGGGGGTAGAAGTGTGGTTGGTCTTGCCACAACTGGTGTCGTGGCGGCTGTGGCCTTCTATATTATGAAGGATTACATTGTTAAGCCTTAAACGGTTGTTTCCCAGCCCATATTACTGTAAATCGAGGTATCAATACCCATAAAATACGTCGCAAGGGCTCCCACTGCGAATGTCCCTGCCAACAATCCACTCAATTTAAGTTTATTGTTGATAGAAGCATCGGGAGACGTCATAGCATCTTTCGTCTCTTTGGAGATCTGGTTAATCACGAAAGTCAACACGAGTCCAATGAGTGTCGCGGTTAAGAAAAATACACGATCCACCGCGAGACGGGGAATGTTACCTATAGCAAATCGAAGCATGTTAGGTATGACTACAGTCATCCACAAGAGGTTGACGTAATAGTTGGTGACATACTGAGGCACTATCGTGACTCCGAAAATGAGTATCCAATAGGCGATGGCCATCAATAGTACATTGACTGGGGTTTTCATTTAAAGTACACCGAGATTATTTATCCTGAATGTGCTGACCACAAAACTCCTTCTTCTCTGGGATTTTCTGGTAGAGCCCAAGTTCGACACACATGTCACGAAGTTCTATGTAATTTTTCCAGAACTTATCAGAGTGGGAATATTCTTTCACTGTACAATGGGCCAATTCATGGATGAGTACATGGAAGACATCGTTGGCAGTTCCATCCAGGCACACGACAATCTCCGCACCCTTGTTAGTATTGTATCCCACACTCTCCTTCATTCGTTGCATTCCCGTGAGGGGTACAGGTTTCTTGAGCATCATGTACTTTTCATTATTCGTTTCGACAATGTGATCACGAAGTTTCTTGTATCGTTGCCGCACTTCGACAAGGACTTGGGGTTCACGTGTCATCTTGAGAATCAAAAGATTGATGATAATGAGTAAAGCCAGAGCGATCATCTATCATATACAAAGATAAATTTACTATACAGTTCTGAGATGGGATTTCCTGAGAGTCCCTCCCAAAGTTGTAATTTAAATCCCAAGTCTTCCAATCCTGTGACCAAATGGTCCTTGTATGCCACTGGTTCAGATTTCGGTCCATCTGCATAGTAAGGTGTGTCAGCCAGGTGTACGAATAACTTTTCACCAAAGCCACCATTTCCATGATCTTTCATTTTGAAAAATGTACCAGCATCATCCTGATACGGTGTTTTGAAGATGATTTTTTCTGAATCAGGAATGATTCCAATGAGAAGACCCCCAGGTTTTATACGTTTCTTAATCTCCCTGATGGAACTCGTAAACAGACCCCTTGAGGCAAATATATAATGGAGTGAAAAATTGAAACATACGATATCAAACTTTCTGTTTGGACAGTTGTGAATGTCTCCCTCGTAAAAGTTGACACGCAAGTGCATTTTTTTCGCACGAGACTTCGCTTCTTCTAGTGCATCGGGTTCTGGATCACACATGTTTATGTTTACCCCACACTTGTGCCATTTCTGAAGATCTCCACCAAACCCACAACCAACATCGAGGATATGCCACCCCTTTTGTGACACGGTTTGAATGAGGTCTCTCTTGGCATCATTATGATTCTTTCGAATCTCTTCCATATTTAAGCATAGTTTCGTGTTTTTAATAGTCTTACTTAGGAAGCTTAAAGTTTTAACTACATAGATAGATATAATGTCTCTTGAACAAGACTACACCACCGTCCCTGGGCAGGTTTTTGCGTGTATCTCCATCGTCGGCCCAGATTCACCTCAGAAGACTGATAAGTTAGGCATCAAGCTTCGTGGTGCGTTCGGGACCCGTGATGAGGCGGCGAACCACGCGAAGCGTCTTCAAAGGGAGGATCCCACTTTCGACATCTATGTCGTAGATATGTACAAGTGGCTTCTCATTCCTCCAGATTCTGCCAAGATTGAGGATGTTCATTACACGAACGATAAGCTTGAGGAGATCATGGTCGGTTACCGTGATAATCAGGCACAGGCTGCTCGTATGTTCCAGGAGCGTAAGCAGGGAATGATGGATACGAAGACTGGATTTACACCTGGTGATGAAAACTCACGGTTTTACACCAAACCCGATGAGGCACCTATTCCCCATCCCGCAGAGGTACTCGAACGTCTCCAGAAGGAAAAACCTGATGCTCCAATGGAAGAACTCGTTAAGGAAGCTGATGCGATCGTCGCTGCCGAGGTTGAAGTGCGACAAAAGAAACGCGAAGCCGATGCTGAAGCGTCGACAGATGGAAAGATGGAGGAGATCAAAGAAAGTGACGAACCTGAAGTTTCATCTGCATAATTACTAAAAAAAACACTACACCCTTTGTCTAAAAATAACAATATATCATTGTTTTTAGATAAAAATGTTCACATACAGTAAACGAAATGTTAGAAATACTCTTGACCATTGTTTTGGTAGGAGCTTTCTTTATTTTGTTTTTTAAACCAAAATATAATTTAAAAAACAAAACAGTTTCAGAGCCAGAAGCTTCGACGACTGCTGGGTTCGTTGAAGATACAAATGATGCGTTTATTATTCCAACATACCCATCACAGCTTATAAAACGAGATGCATCGGGTGGTATTAAACCTATCTATGGTGATATAGGGACGTTCGTTGCGTACTCAAGTGTACCTGAGGATCACTGGTTGCATGGTTTTCCCCATAAAAAAGCCTAAGAGGAATACTGCAAATGCTATAATCCATGTCGACTTGTCGACGGTAGAGAAGAAGTCATTTTTTTCTGATTGTGGGGGAGAGGGGTCATAGGAGGGAATGCTTGTGGAACTTGCATGGAATAATCATTATAATAGTGTTGTTCTTCCTGATTAGTGTCATCCATCTTTTCATTATTTAAAGGATCAACAGATGGATCATAATCAATCGGATTTCCGATGTCAGTTTCCATTTTCTATTATAGTTCATTGTTTTTTTAAGCATCTTCTGACTCACTTTCATCATCTACGACGAAGTCTTTGAGATTACCATTTTCATCCATCTCTTCTTCGTCGTCGTCTTCATCTGAAGTAAAATCTACCTCATCTTCTGTGTCAAGCTCTGAATCAAAGTCTGTATCGTGATCATCAACGGTGTAGTCATCTACTAGGTCTGTTTCAGTGGGTTGAAACGTAGCAGGTTTCTTTATCTTACGCCCAGATCGTGTAAACATTTGGGTATATAGAGAAATTACTGTTTAAGTACATTTACAATATCAGCATTTAATATGTGTATTCTTGGGGCACTTCGTTTACATTTTTGGACATTTTTGTGTAATCTCCTTCCCCCTGATGATATACGACATCGAAACATCATCGTGTACACCCCGAATCGTTTCACAATAATTAGACGTCGTGAGAGCTATGAAGTATGGCTTACTTTTCCTATTTTTCGATTTTAACCACGTGAGTTCCTTCTGGTGCTTTCATATTCTTTGTTATGAACGTCTCCAACGGTTTCTTGATTCCACCATATTCTATGAGGGGCTTCTCTACACGTTTCTTAATTTCTGGACAATACTTTAGTTGCTCTTTCTTGGGATACAATTTATCTGTAATGTTTGGTGTCAGCAAATGTCTACGCCCACAAAAGTCTTTGCAGAATCCATCTCGACGACCCCAAAGTGTCTCGCATCTACAGAAACACTTCTGGATAATTTCATTTCCACTGATGATAAACCATATATGATTAGACCCATGTTCTCGCTTCAAGTTTTCACAATATTTCGAGTTTGACGAAACGAGGAAGGTTTGTCTATGTTTGAAGAGTTTGGTAATATAGGAGGTCTCCTGTCCTTCTAGGTGTCTCCGAATGTAGTCTTGTATGAGCCCTTTCGTTTCCTGATCGTGGAGTTCATCTTTCGTTTGTTCTTTCGTGAATGTACCTTCTTTCACTACAATTGAGGGAGGTTCCACGTGCGTCGTTTGGGGTTCATCTGTGCGAACCGCTGACATTTTGAGAACTTCTACACTCGGATTTTGGTCGATTTGAATAATTGTACTGAGGGGGCCATCGACATATCGAAATATTGGAAGATATGCTAATTGGTCCACCCGCCCCTTTTCACAATTCTCACAACCCTGACCACCACAAGGATTATGTTTCGCTCTCTTGTACGACCATGGCATTCTAAAACCACTTCCTTTTGTTTTTCGACTAGCGCTTCCATAGACAGCTAAATCTATAATTTCATTCCAATCTGTACCACTATTCAAGGTGGAGAGAGCCAATAGGATATGATCTCTGAGGGCTAAGGCTGATATCTGGTCAACTACAAAACCTGGCCAATTCAGATGTACACCAGTTTTTTATGAGTGTACCAGATTCTTTGGGTGGTGAGATCGAAATGAGACACTCTTTTCCACCGTGTCGTTTTACTTTGTCACAAATCACTTTACAAATACTCCTAATTTCATCGACTTCAAGGGGTTTTTCATCTTTGTAGTCAATGTCCACGAAAAAGTTGTACCTCTCACTCTTCTGTTCGACAACGTAGAGCTTTTCACCACGCTTTACAGCATCTATATACTGATCATAAAAATCGTTCAATTTATCAAATGGCACAGAAAGGACACCACCGTCCATGAGCACATGTGATAGATTGGTTGCATTATTAAATTTTTGAGATGCACACCAAGCCTTAAACATACTTGGAGTACACGCTTATTCTCTAAACCACCTCATACAAGAAACATCTGAAAACTCTTTTCCTTGGGACAATTGTTTCTTAAAGGTGAGCAGTTCGTAAACTGTCATATCTTTGTTATTTTCTTTCCACTCCTCAATTTCCTCCTCACAGAGACCACGATTCTTTTCCAATAGTTCTCCAATCTGCATTACAATGTAAGCCTTGGACTTCATTATTTAATAGAGAAGGTTTTTCTATTGTGAGAACTTATACACGCATAAAATTGAGGATTCTTAATCACGTTATCCACGATAAGTTTCCATCTCTTACGTGTATTGAATTCCTCTAGGGTTTCATAATTCATATAATCATTTTCATCGTATGTTTTTTTAATGGGTTGATTCAACAACTTTTTTAGATTTGTCTTCTGCTTCTCATCATAAAACTTCTTCACCTGGGATTGTTGCTCTGCGAGTGAATAATCCACAAAGAATATAAAGACATTATATTCGAGATCCACCCCTGGACTCTCTTTGACCACAAACTTAAATTCTGTATATTCACCACTTTTTAAAGATACTACACCCCTCGTCTCCTCCTCGAGTTCCCTGAGAGCACACCGAAGTGGATTGAATATTTCACGTCGTCTACACCCACCAGTGACGAATATCCAATCCTTAAATCGACGGTCTCTCACTGTGAGAAATATAGGTTTCCCCGAGGCGAAACTAACTGGTACTGCAATTGCTTTGTACTTTTTCATTGCGCATTCGCAAGTTAATATATGATGATATGTTTATTCCTCCTTTTTTTCTTCGATTTTTTGTGCAGGTTCAGTCTCGAGTGCTTCCTCCTCTTCCTCGAGGATGGGTGTGTTCATGTGCTGAACGAGCTGCTCTGAAAATGTCCTGAACCCGGTCATTTCCTCCTTCGTCTTATTGAGTTCCTTGAACAGGAAAATGAGACCGAGAAGACATACAGCTGTCGCAAGCATCATGATATTTTCACGGTTCATCTGAATCATTTGTAGGTTATAGTCGACTTTACCTTTTAAGTAAGTACACCCATTTTAGATTTACCTGGGGTGGGACACTCATATGGTGTCTGAGCAAATTGAACGGCTTCGTAATGCGTGTTTTCACAGGACTTTTCTGTTGGTGGTGTGGGCTGACCAACAAACTTTTCGAGTGTCCTGGATTTGGGATTGTACGTCAATACAAAAACGATGGCGAGAAGGAATATAACCTTCCAAATCATTGTTTACTAATTAGTTAGAATATAAAAGACCACCCATACCATTCTCAATACGGAGGACGTTGTAGTTCACCGCGTAGATATCCTTATCACAGTTGGCAGTGTCGTTGATGATGCGCGCGGAATCGAGGCGCGAGAAGTTCAACGAACCAGTGGGTTGGAGCTTACCAGCATCGAGGCAGAAGGGTAAAAGAAGAGCTTGGTGCCAGGGGTGGCGGTGCCGTGGGAAGTGTGGTAGTAGAGAGGCACAGTGGTGTAGTTAGGATCGGCAAACTTGTAGTCGGCCACATCAGTACCATTGATTTGGAGCTTCAGCTTGTTGGTCGCTGTACTGACCATCGTGACCGCCGAAGCATCACCAGCGGCGAGGTACTTGACTGGGTGGTTAAAGTTCAGCTCCTGGATCTTGGAGTTGGAGGAGATCGCCTTCTGGACCTGGGTCATGATCATGTTCTGGGGCTGGGAAGCGAACACCTCACGCTCTTGGGTGTCGAGGTAGGCATAGTTCGCGTACACCTCCCACTTGCTCGAGGCAGCCTCGACACCCCAGGTGATACGAAGCTCGACATCGTGGTACTGGAGAGAGATGAGAGGGAGGGCCGACTGCCAGTTCTCACAGAAGGAGAATCGGAGAGGGTAGAACTTAGAAGCGCTGGTGCCATCATAGAGGCTGGCCGACGTCGACTTGGCGGAAGAGAACGCCGAAAGGGTGGGGGCGATGAGGGTCGAGTAGGTCGAATCCTGTTCATCAATCACCTGACCCCCAATTAGGAGTTCGACCTTGGAGATCACATCGGTCCAGTTATCGGTGAAGGTGTTGGCCGAGAGACCATCACCCGCGATGGGCATGAGGTAGACATAGTTGAGGAGATCCCCCTTACGCTCGAAGCGGATGGTGGACATGCCGTTGTTCGAGACGTTGCCTTGGATGACCTGACGCTCGACAGTTTGGGAAAAGTTTGTGTGACGCTTGTAGGTCGACCTGAAAAAGCTGACTTGGGGGTCACCAACGAGGTGCACATCCTGGGCTCCGACGGCGACGAGTTGGGCAATACCACCAGACATTTTATAATATAGTGAGACTTTATTTTTAAGCTTCGAAGACTTACAAAGTGGGATACAATTTGGAGGAAATTTTTTATAATTAGACGGTATCGGGTGTCTCTGTGATAGGTTTTTCGTATGCTAAAATTAACGATTGTTTTGTTGGAGCTGATGGCATCGTTCCGGCTTCAAGGTGGCGTTCCATTTCTGATTTATAAATACGATTACCTTCGATTCTAGTCCGATTATCTACGGCGTTAGAAATCCATACTTCTATATCTGGGGCAACACATTCCATACACTTTGGAGGAAGTGCTTCACACTTGGAACGAGGGACTTATGCACCCTCTAAAGCATCGAGTCGTGTGAGAATCGATGCGAGTTGTGTTTCCAAAGCATCATTTTTAGCCTTGAGTTCTTTGATAGCACCCACGGCAACCACGAATAAACCATTGTAATTGAGACTCAAAGGGGTTTGGGTATTAATGTATGTTTTGTATTCTGCAATACACTCTTTTTGTTCTTCTGGTGTGAGGTTTGAGTATTCCTCTTGTGTGATGATATTACTCTTGTAGAGATACGAAGGAGTATAGGTCATTTGTTCCTCCGTCGTCAAATTACTATGGATTTGTGATGAAATGGTATGTAATACATCTGTTGTTTCTTCTCCGATCACGAGGAAAGCAAGTTCAGGAATCTTACGAACATCTTGGGCGATGAAACCGAACTCATCTACGTACGTATACTCACTCTTGACACTCTCCCACTCTTCATCGGTGGGTATCCACGTACCTTCTTTATCTATTGTGTCTATAATCTTTTCATATTTCTGAGGGTTGAGTTGATTGATTAAGGTGAGAGGATTTAGAACATCTTCCTCATTATATTTTATGCGGTCATCTGAATTTGGAGTAATAGAACTGGTTGCTGTTATAGTACCAGTTACTTGAAGACCGGTATTATTGATATTCGCCCTAATATCTAAACCAGCAAGTCCCATTAGTGCTCCGGTATAGAACTTATGGGCAGCTGGACTGATATACGCGTTGTGATCACCTGTAGATTTTGGTGAAGTTCTCATAAATATACTGTGATTGATATCATGTCCATAAATAAATCCCCCAGTACCACCGGTTGCACGGATACCTTTATTGTGCCATGTACTAGTATTGGAATAACTAAAATCCGCTAGAACACCTTCAGTATAGGTGACGTCAAGTTTCGCAATCGGACCCGCCACCCCGATGCCGACGTTGCCGGCGTGGTTAATCACCATACCCAGTTTATCCGCTGCTGTAGATGCGTGTGAATTTGTGTAAAATTCTAAACGACCATATCTCCCCTCTCCACTTGTGAGGTCAGAGACACCCTTAATTACTGCATAATTAGTCGGATAGGGCTGTGATGTTGAATACGAACCCACGAATGATATACCCGGACCAGTACCATACACTTTATTTCCCGTTTTTTCCAAAACTAAATAATGGTTTTGGTCGTCCTGAGGTCTCACAAGCGTATGATCAAAATCAGCCGATATTTCTAATTTCCCTCCTGGACTCGCTGTCCCGATGCCGACGCTGCCCGTGGCCGTGAGGCTACTCACAGCAGCCGCGTTAGAGCCCGAAATCGTACCGTAGTGGGTTCCGACAACGGTCGCCCCCTTGACCTGTCCCGTGGCCGTTACGGTCCCCACAACATCTAGGGCTGTACCCGGAGTCGTCGTCCCGATGCCGACGTTGCCGTTTCCTAATATAGACATGACTTCCTCAGAACTATTGTAATTGTTCCCCCATGTGAAAAATCCGATCTTCGTTTGATTTGCATTGTCACCATACCCGAGAGCGGTATGCGTATCAACTCTACATTTCATACCCAAGAAGCTACTCTCATCAATACGACCGAAAGACACACTATCCCTCTTATCTTGGTCGTGTAGACTGCCACTTAAGTCACGACAAATGAAAGGGTTTGATAAAGATGAACCGACATCTAATATTTGTGATGGATTCGTATTCCCGATGCCGACTTTATTCCCCACTGAGTCCACGAAGAGGGTGTTCGTATCCACCGCCAAGTTTGAGGAAATGGCAACATCTCCCACAACATGTAGCTTCGTCAGAGGATTCGTCGTCCCGATGCCGACGTTGCCGTCATCATCTACCCTAAAAGTTTTGAAATCTTCCTTCAGGTCGTGAGTTGTGGTTCCACTGGGGGGGTGTGGAGGTGGGTTGATTTTCACTGTCTCCGAATATACCACAACCATGTGTAGTTGTTATTTGTAAATTTGCCAAAGAATAACTTCCAGTGACAAGGTAGATATCTCTGCGACTGTAATCATCGTTTTGTTTCACGATGATATTGGTATTATTTATTGTACCATAACACGACCCAAGTGCTGTGAAACCGTCTCTAATAGCAAACTT